TAAGTGCTAAACCATATCCGAATGCAATCTTTGGTACATTTGATCTTGTCAATAATAAGATCTTTAATATGTCATATCAAGCGGCAAGCTGCTGTCAGTATATGCCTACTAAATTGCCAGTTGCGGTGACATTCTATAGCACAAGCACTACGGAAGCTACAGGATTATCCTCTGTAACAACAACAGGAAGATATGATTATAGCTTGGAGGACTATCGCAAAATCACGAGTGTTGTAAGCTTCGAAGCAGGTAGCTTCACTAATACAAATATTCTATTCAATATTGACTATGCAATTGCTCAACGAGTATTTGGCCAGACTTCGCAATTTAGCCATATTCAACACACAGGATTTGATCTTATCTCTTATGAGATTTTAAGACAGTGGGTTGATTTGACTAATAGAGTATTAGCACGCAACGTCTATATCCGATTTGATCGCAAAACACAATTGCTAAAGCTTATTCCTGAACCATCACCAAATAGTAGATATTGTGCTGCTATTGGATGTTACATGGAGAAAAGAGTAGAAGATGTCATTGATGAAAAGTGGGTATTTGAATATGCTACAGCATTGACGAAAATAGCATTAGGATATATTAGAGGCAAATTCTCAGGCATTACATTATACGGCAGCGGCTCGCTTGTTGCTAATATCGGCGATCAGGGTGAAAAAGAAAAAGTCGCACTTGAAGAATTACTACTAAAAGGAGGCGAAGGTCCGACAATCGCCCCATTCTTTATCGGATAACTAACATAAATTAAATAAATATATATTATGCCAGGATTAAAATTATTGATTAATAAACCATTTGATATTCAATATCATCTTAAAGAATCGAACAAAGATTCCACCAGAGAAATGTATATTGAAGGGCCGTATCTTATGGCTGAACAAGAAAACAGAAATGGAAGAATTTACTCGGAACAGGAGATGGATGACGAGGTTCAAAGATATACAGAACAAATGATCAAGACAGGCAGAGCAATTGGTGAACTAAATCACCCAACATCTGCCGAGATTAATCCTGAAAGAGCTTGCCATAATATCGTATCATTTCGCCGTGATGGAAATATTTGGTACGGCAAGTCCAAAATTCTCACAGGGGTGCCTATGGGAGACTTGGTTAAAGGTCTTCTTTTGAATGGGGTTAAATTGGGAGTATCATCTAGAGCACTAGGAACTCTTGCGGAGACAGATGGCACCAAAGGAAATCGTGTTTCCAATTTTCATCTTATTTGTGTAGATGTAGTTAGCGACCCATCAGTGCATAGTGCATTCGTTGAAGGCGTATTAGAATCAAAAACATGGATGCTAGATTCTAATGGTGAGTGTAAAGAGTGTATGGACCTGATGTACAAACAACTTAATAAAAGTATTGCAACTCTACCAAAAAGAGACGCAAACTCATTTATTCAAGAACAAATTCAAAAATTTCTCACATCACTAAGACAGATGTAATGAAATTAGGGTAAGTATTTTTTAATTATGCAAATCGGTAAACACATCGATAATTTTAATGCTAGTTTGCTCGTCAAAAACTACGCACAAGCCGACAAATTCTTAAAGAAAATTGTCAAAGAAAAACTACGCATTAAATTTGATAATGAATATCGCAAAGTTGAGCGTTCGTTTTTCACTAAATAATTCCAATGAAAATATTAGATATTATCAAAGAAGCCACTAAGGAATATCTTAACGAAGATACCTTAAAGACTATCGAACAAGGCTTTACGGCTGAGGTTGACCAACTTGTTTCCGAAAAAGTTGCCGCTGCAGTACAAGTAGCTTTGGATAGACAAGATAATGAACACGCTTCGGCTCTTCAATCTCTTGTTGAAAAGCTAGATTCGGATAGAGCAAGAAAGCTTCAACTTGCACTCGAAACGATGGAGAGCGATCATATTGATAAGCTAATTCAAATCAAAGAGAGTTATGAAAAGCTACTCAAGAAACAGTCTACAGTTCTTCGTGACGAATTGAGAGTACAAATTTCCAAATATCTTGACCTTCAATTGGAAAAGGCAATGCCTGCTAAACAACTCCAAGAAGCAGCGAAAGAAACATTCGCGCGCAATATTCTATCAGAAGCACGCAAGCTTTTTGCTATCAATGATATCTATGAAAATGAAGTCGTTGTAGAGGCAGTCAAAGACGGTGTAAGCAGAATCAAACAACTCGAAGAACAAGTTGTTGGCTTACAAAAGAAAAACCAAGTAATTTCAGAACAAGCAGAAAAAACAAAAGCTACTTTACTAGTCAACGAAAAAGTGAATAGCTTACCAGAATTCAAAGCTGCTTATTTAACCAATTTCTTCAATAGCAAGAGTGAATCGTATATCAAAGAGAATTTTGATTATGTCGCATCCCTCTATGATCAGGAAGAAAATGATCGCCGCCAAGTAGTATCCGAGCATGCAAAGGAACTGCGCAGACGGAGTAATGTTGATCGCTTAGTCACAGAGAAGAGAAGCGATGAAGCGGAGAATCTTAATTCGTTTACTCCAGACAAAGAAAACGGCAGTGCTGTTTTGTCATACATTAGCGAATTAAAAAGAAATGACTCTAAACGTTATGGTAGCGTTCAAGAGTGACACACTATTACCAACATAAAAACACAAAACTAATAATATGAATAAACATATTACATCATCACCAAACCTCATCAATGAGGATCGTGCAGCTCAGCTGCTTAATAAATGGGGACCAGTTTTGGATTATTCTTCATCGAGCGTTCGCCCGATTGAAGAGGACTATGTTCGTCTTAGCACCGCAATCCTTCTCGAAAACCAAGAAAAATGGTGCCTTACCGAAGCTAACATAGCCGCAGGTAACTCCACACAAAGTTCTTTTGTTTACGGAGCGGGGGTTAATAACGGTGCTCAACCAAACTTCGGCAATGCTGACACATATGCCCCTGGTGACGCGCGTCTTCCAAAAATCCTTATCCCGATGATTCGTCGTACTTTCCCTGAGCTCATCACTAACGAAATCGTTGGTGTGCAGCCAATGGGTGGTCCGGTCGGATTAGCATGGGCTCTTCGTTATAAATACGACGGAACCCAGGGCCTTGATGGAACCAATACTGCCAACGCAGCACAATGGCCTTCCGTTTCGGCAAACAATGAAATTGGTTATAACTTCCTCAATACTAACTATACAGGATCGTCTGCTCTTAGCTCCGATCTTGGTGTTGGTATTCTTGGTACGTCCGGTATTCTTGCTGCTGACCGTGGTCTTGCTGCAGCACTGGGTGTTTTCGAAGCACAAGGTAATTTCCCACAAATTTCCCTTAGCATCGAAAAGACTGCAGTCGAAGCAGGCACACGTCGTTTGGCATCCAAATGGACACTTGAGCTCGAACAAGATCTTAAGAACATGAACGGTATTGATATCGACTCGGAACTTACGAATGCAATGTCGTATGAAATCCAAGCCGAAATCGACCGCGAAATGGTTATTCGTATGATCAAAGTCTGTCTCAAAGCAGGTGCCGGTGCAGGTTACTCCACATGGTCTCCAGCTTCTGCTGACGGTCGTTGGTTAGCTGAGCGCGGTGTTGACTTCTATAACAAGGTTCTTGTTGAAGCCAACCGTATCGCTATTCGTAACCGTAGAGGTGCTGCAAATTTCATTATCGCCACACCACGTGTGTGTACGATTCTTGAAATGCTCAAAGAATTCAAGCCTTACATGATTAACGGCAATGTAAACACACAACCAACTGGTATCGCTAAAGTCGGTTCCGTTGGTGGTCGTTTCAACGTTTATCGTGATACTCGCTTTGAAGGACAGATCCAAGTTGGTTACCGCACAGACACAGTGGAATACGCACTCCTCGGCTATAAAGGCCCTGAGTTCTATGACACTGGTATTGTGTACTGCCCTTACATCCCAGTGATGGTGCAAAGAGCAATTGATCCGAATAACTTCACACCACGTGTGGCGATGTTAACACGTTACGGCGTTGTCGACAATCTATTCGGTGCAAATCTCTACTACCACATGGTGATTGTATCTGGCCTCAGCACTGCATTTAGCCCTGCTAATCAGTCGGTGTATCTCTAATCTAGATCCTAACACACATTTGGGTGTATCGCCACACCACGTGTGTGTACGATTCTTGAAATGCTCAAAGAATTCAAG